CTAGCATAGTCTTAAAATTTACCACTTATTTTTCCACCCGGTCTTTTTATGATTCCACCGAATCCTTTATTTTCTTTTATACTTTCCATATACTCTTCGCAACACATTGCGTCTGGGCAAACGACTTTACCATCTACTACTTTAATCTTGTGTTTAGTGAGCTCTTTTATTTTACCACACAAACTGCACGTAAATTTTGACATATCAATTTATTTATTATTTAGCAGTAGGGGAAGGATTCGAACCTTCACGCAGAGGTTAGCTATAGGACAAATTTTTAACTTGGTGGTCAACCCTCTATCCTAAGTTTATTCCTAGACCTGCACCCACGAGACAGGTGGGTACGTCTGCCAGTTTCGTCACCCTACTTTGTTGTAATATAGAATGCAAGTACGTATAATACTGGAATAAGTATTGCTAGTATATAAATGTAATTTTCTTCCATTACGTTTTTTATTTTTGATAAGGGGAAGCAACCAAACCTCCCCTCCTCAAATGCTGATTCTTAAATCCCAATTTAAAAATCTTTGCCTACCTACTGATAATTAAAACCCATATTTAATTGAGGTAGGACTTAAATGCCCAACTCACGCTTGGTACTCTCGTGTGACCCAACAGGATTCGAACCTGAAATCTACATCTTGACTTGGATGTCGTTTTAACCAATTTAAACTATAGGTCTTTAAGGATCATAACCGACTTGTTATATTTTAAATAGTAGTTCGTACTACTCCTCTTTTGTAAAATAAGGTCAATGTACTCATTCGACAGTCTTATCAGGAGAAAGACATTTGTTATGACAGGCTGAAGCCACTCACCTGTTACCTTATACACTTGCTGATTGTACAAATGTATAAAAATTAAAATAAAACTAGCAAAAAAAAGGCTTAAAATCCAAAAAAAACACTTAGTTATCTATAAATCAATGATTTAAAGTTTAGAGCTCTACCATACCCTATAGATGGGGTCAACGATACCCCTATAGATAAGGATAAGGATAAAGAGTATTCTTTCTTTTTTTGTATTACTTTTTTTCTTTCTTATTTTTTTAATTAAATAATTTTTTGTATGTTAGCCAAAGATGAAAAGATTACCAACAGAATTAAAAAAACAAAGAGGTACGTTAAGGGCAGATAGAACTAACCAAAACGAGCCTATATCTCCATTAAAGATACCGCCAGTACCAACTTGGCTATCTGAGGATGGTCAAAAGTCTTTCATTGAACTATCACAATTACTTCACAATATGTCTGTGCTTACTGAGTCAGACGAACTGTCCCTTACATTACTTTGTGATGCTTATGGCGATTACAAACAAGCAAAAGAAGTGATAAACACATTAGGGCCTACCCAAGACATAACATCAAGAGAAGGACATACAAAGTCAATACAAAGACCTGAAGTGATTATAGCTAATCAGGCATTTGTAAGAGTATTTCAGTTACTAAAGGAATTTGGTTTAACACCATCAAGCCGGGCAAAGGTAAATGCTATAGAACAACAAGCAAACAACCCTGATATAAAAATAGAAAACTTCTTTAGTAATGACTAATTTAGATAGCATTAACGAGAAGAAATATTACTATGATGAAAAATCTGCAAACAGAGCAGTAGACTTCATTGAGACTTTTTGTTTACACACCAAAGGAGATTTAGCCGGTCAGCCATTTATACTTGAAGAATGGCAAAAGAACGATATTATAAAACCGTTATTTGGATGGAAATCTAAGAAGACTGGTCTAAGAAAATATCGTCAATGCTTTGTATTTATTCCACGTAAAAATGGTAAGACAAATTTGATGTGTGGTATTGCTTTGTATATGTTATTTTCTGATGGAGAAAAAGGTGCGGAAATTGTGTCTGCTGCTGCTGATAAGTTTCAGGCCCGGCTATCCTTTAGTATCTCTAAAAATATGGTCTTACAGAGTCCTGAGTTAGCTAAGAGAGCAAACACTTACAGGGATTCAATTACCTATGATAAAGTTGGATCGTATTATCAAGTTATATCAGCCGATGCTGACACCAAGCACGGACTTAACTTGTCTTGTTGTTTATTAGACGAGATTCACTCACACAAAAATAGAGATTTGTATGACGTTCTTTTAACCTCTATGGGAGCAAGAAAAGAACCACTTATGTTAGGTATTACTACTGCCGGGGTGGGTGATTTGAAAACACACATTAGTAAAGAATTATATAATTATTCAAAAAAATTAATTAGTGGTGTAATCAAAGACGATACATTCTTAGCAGTAGTTTATGAGGCTGAAGAGGAAGATGATATTTTTGACGAAGCAGTTTGGAAAAAAGCTAATCCGGGTTATGGTACTATCATAACTGCTGAGTATATGAAACAACAATCCCTTAGGGCTAAAAACGAACCTTCATTTGTACCAACATTTAAAAGACTTCACCTTAATCAATGGGTGAGTAGTGAGATTAACTGGATTACAGATTCTCAGTTTATGGAGTGCGATGGTGAGGTAAATATTGAGGAGCTCTATGGTAAAACTTGTTTTGGTGGGTTAGATTTAGCTTCAGTTCGAGATGTTACCTGTATTACACTACTATTTCCAAAGGATGATGGTTCTTATGACTTATTATTATACAATTTTATACCTCAAGATAACGCTTATATAAGGACTGAGAGAGATAAGGTAGACTATGTTAGGTGGAAGGATGAAGGATATATAGAGTTTACTCCCGGAGATGTTTGTGATTACAACTTCATTAAGCATAAAATTACAGAATTATCAAGTTTATTTGATATAAAAATGATGGGTTATGACCGATGGAACTCGTCTCAATTGGTTATAGATATTACAGAAGAAGGTATATGTCCAATGATACCTGTAGGGCAAGGTTTTAAAACAATGTCACCGGCCTCTAAAGAATTTGAAACACTTATATTATCAAACAAAATTAGACACGGAGGAAATCCTATATTAAGATGGATGATGTCAAACGTAGTTCTAAAAATTGACCCTGCTTCAAATATAAAACCAGACAAAAGTAAAAGCACCGAAACGATTGATGGTATTATCTCTACTTTAATGGCTCTATCTGAGGCGATGCAAAATAAAAATGATAATAATGGATCGGGATACGATGACAAAGAAATATTCTTTATATAAAAACGAGATAATAACTCTAGAGCAACCTGTCATAAGGCAGATATGTGAGTCTGTAGCAGGTAGAAATCAAGATTTTCACCTTGTAAATGACCTTATTCAAGAAGTTAATATAATTTTACTTACACAATCAGATGAGACAATTCAATCACTATATGAAACTAATTCTTTTAGATATTACGTTGCTAGGATTACGACTAATCAAGTATTGTCTAATACTTCTCCTTTTCACAAGAAATATCGTGACAGAGGGCTTAAAGAAGCTCCAGTATATCAGGATTATGATACGAAGGCTGATGAGTTATGGCAAGAAGCACTAAATATAAAGAATAAATTCACTAAAGATGTAATTATGTTAAGGTACGAATATGACCTTAAAATCAGGGAAATAGCTAAAATAAAGGATGTTTCAGAACGATATATATACAAAACACTAGCTAAGACTCAAGTTAAGTTGAAAAAAAAGTTAGAAAAGTAGTTCAGTATATCGGTGTTTTTACTATTTATTAATGTATAACTATTCAAGAGGCTTTGGGTTTATTAGATTTTTTCAGAAAAAACAAGACTGACGAAGAGGTTAGGTCTATTTATGGATCAACCATCATTTCCAGTTCTTTAAGTTCATCAGGTGAGACAATTTCAAAAGAACAAGCGATAAGAGTCGCTACCGTGTGGTCTTGTGTTCGAGTTTTGTCTGAGACAATAGCTTCCCTTCCCATCTGTCTATATTATAAAGATGATAATAATAGAAAGATAAAACTTAATGAAAATCCTCTGAATAAGTTGATTGGTGAACAACCCTCTCCTTTATACAATTCTTTTATGTTCTTTGAAAGAGCCTTGGTTGATTTATCATTTGATGGCAACTTCTGTGCTTACATAGAGCGTAACCAAGGCGGTTTACCAATCGGTCTTCATCCAATACAATTTAATGACGTTGATGTTTTTACATCTCCTGATGGGAGGGAAGTTTATTATGAAGTTACACAAAACATAGATACTCCTTACCCGGTAGTTGGTAAAGTGCAATCAATGAATATGATACACATTAAAGGTTTATCATTTGATGGAATTATTGGTAAGCCACCTATTCAAGCTGCTGCCGAAACACTAGGTATTTCTATAGCTTTAGATAAACACGCAGGTTCTTGGTTTAAGAATGGATCACATATGGGTGGTGTTCTTAAACATCCGGGTACATTAAAACCTGAAACTGCTAAACGATTAAAGCAGTCTTGGAGTGCTAACTACCAAGGCACAGTAAATTCAGGTAAGACTGCAATTCTTGAAGAGGGTATGGACTGGGTGTCTAGGACAGTACCTAACAATCAAGCACAATTTATAGAATCTAGAGAATATCAAGTTAGCGATATTTGTAGAGTGTTTAGAGTTCCTAACCACTTGGTTAACGACCTCACAAAGTCAAGTTATAACTCTATAGAATCACAACAAATAGACTTTGTGGTTCACACTATCACACCTTGGATTCGTAGAATAGAAAGTGAATTGAACGCAAAACTCATCCCTACAAAGGAAAGAGGTTATCAATATTTTAAATTTAATCTTACTGCATTGCTTAGAGGTGACTCAAAAAGTAGAGCAGATTATTATAGAACACTAGTAAACATTGGTGTTATGAGTCCGGATGAAGTTCGTTCTTTAGAGGATATGAACCCTATGGGCGAAGAAAGCGAAAAAGTTTATATGCAATCTAATATGATGCCTTTAGATAAACTTGGTGAAGCTACCTCTAGAACTGATTTAAAACAAGAATAGTGGCTTTAAAAGACATAAACACTACTCCAACTAGTGGAATGCGAGAAGAGGCTCGTAAAGGTCTTGAATGGAGGAAAGAGTATGGTCGAGGAGGAACTTCAACTGGGGTTTCA